GTAAATATCTGCCATTCACATAAGGCAGTATCAAGTTACCTCTTCCTACCGGCAGGAATGGGGTGCTAAATGATTGATAGCCCTCCACCTTTACGAGGGCTTTTGGTTTTCTGTTAAATAGTCTTTCGTACCAAGCCATAGTTAGTCATATATTGATGTACCTGCAGGACCACTTACTACCAATCTCCCCTCCTCAATGACTACACCTGTAGTCTGTGCTATTGAAAGAGGCAGAACGAATGGTGTTGAGCTCTCATATACCTGATAAGTGTACTGACCTTTCAAGAGTGAGATATCTGTAGGCTCATCTAGAGTAAACAGGTTGTATCTTTCAGGCCATGCACTTGTATCAGCAGATGTAAAGAGCTGTGGTGTGCTAGTGGTATTCATTTCATTGGTGAATACAAATAAATAGTGTGGTGTAGTAACCGTAGTGACCTCTGAAAGAGTCAGTACAAACTGATTAATAACACCTTGATCTAAGTAAATCACACCTATATTAAATTACGTTTGTCAAATGTTCATAAAAAAAGCCCCACCATGTGGCAGGGCTCTAATATAGAGAGGTAGAATTGCTTATTGTACTCCGATGGTAGCAAGTGCTCCAGCAGTCATATCAATGTTGTAAGCTAAGTAAGGGTTCTCAGCTATTAAAGTAACTGTATATTTTGAACCATCTGCACGAGCTGTACCTGAACCCTCACCTGTAGCAGATAACTGCAAGTATGGGAAGTACCAATATAAGCCATTAGCATCTAAGATGATAGCTGTCAAGTATTGCTGTCCTGTTCCTAGGATTTTAATAGCACGAGACTTATCAGCATCTCTTCTGTGGAATACTAAGTTAACTGTCTGAGTTACAAAAGAGCTACCATTAACTAGGTCAATAGTGCTATCCTCTGTATAGTTGGATGTGTTTCGGCGAACCTCAAATGGTTGGAATAAATCACCACTCGGTACTAATGTGATACCTGTAATTTGCCAGGCACCTACACCAACTACCGCTGATGGGTCAGCAGGAGTGATAGAAGCTATCTCATCCTGTGTATTTATCCAAACACCATAGATACCACCAATGTTGTTATCGCATGGTTTTACGATAGTCTCTAATGATTGACATGTAGCCATTGTGTTAAAGTATTAAAGAGCCCCCTTGGTAGAGGGCTCATGGTTAATTATTATGAGTAGTAAACGATATCAGATCCATTCACATATTCGAAACCAACTTTCATGTTAGCACGAGTTCTGATGTAAGGCTCAGCTACAGTATCAGCTAAGTTAACAGCACGTAAATCAGAGCTATCACCTTCAGCATCGAATGCATAGATAAGGTTGTCTTTCAATGTCCAAACGAAAGTGTTGTTAGACATACCTGGACAAACTACGATTTTCACACCTAAGAAAGTTAAGTTCAAATCTTGAGTGATGTAAGCTTGAGTGTTACCTGAAGCTACTCCTAATCGGTAGATATTAACCAATTGAGTAGGCATGTACAAACGTAAGTCAGCTGTACGTGTAGCAATAGATGCAGGAAGTAAAGCAAATGCAGCAGCTAATTTAGTCTCTAAAGTAGTGAAGTTAGCAATTGAACCTGTACCACCATTGATAACTGTATCGTTAGGGTCAGTTAAACCTGCAGTTAATTTTTTCTCATAACCATCACACAAAGCAAGTGTAGGGTTTAATGAAGCTGTGTCACCTTGCCATCTGATTAATTCGATATCTCCGTTAATTTTGTTAGCCATCTCACCCCAATAGAATGACATGAAAGATGCAACAGAGAAATCTCCGTTAGATCCTTTTGACATTTGAAGAGATAAGAATGATTGCTCAAGGTCAAACTGACAAATTTGAGCCATTGCAGAAAGAGCACATACATCAATTTCTTTAGCGTTCAAATCATCATTAGGAGCAGTAAAGCTACAAGTAGATGGTTGTAAGATGTTACCAAAAGTAACAGTCGCTAATTTAGTTTTGTACTTTACTCCTGGCAAAGAACGGTAGTTATCAGCAGTATCCTCAGACAAGTAAGCTTGAGAATAGAATGCCTCAGGGTTAGCAGCTAATAAAGCTGTAGGATCTATTTGTAGATCGAATTTAAGTTTACGCATTTTATTTGTTATTTATGAATTTGTTTACACTAGAAAATCTTTGATGTGCACTTAAAGCCACACCCTCACTCATCACCTCTTCCTCTACTTCTACAGATAGAGCCTCCTCAAGTTGGTTCTTAAGATCAGCAATCATAGCAAGTAGAGCATTCATTTGCTCATCCATTGCAGGCTTAACTATAGCAAGGATAGCCTCTGCATCAGCTACAGGGTCTATTGCCATTGTTTGCTCCTCTGCAGGAACTTCCGCTGTTACTTCCTCTTCGATAACAGTTTCCTCTAGAGCTACTTCCTCAGAAGCCTCTACTTTTTCAACATCTTTTACTTCAACTACTTTACCATCCTTGATGATATAGATTTTTTCGTTGATGATGTGTTCGCCATCTGGCAACATTAACTCATTCATTTGTGTATTATTTTGGGATTGTTTTTGCTCTTTTAATTTCATGCCTAAGTACCCCTCAATACTGAAACCTATCTGCTCTTGACTAACAAGCTCAGCATAGTACTCCTTGTCAGTTACCTGAGCTGTTACCATTAGTGTACCCTCAGGTACTTCAATACCAAATGATGAGTAAGCTTTGTCCTCTTTTGGGTTATCTACTATCCATGCCTCAAGTACATAGGCAGGAACGGTCTTAGATTGGTCATGCTCCAGGTTAAATAGGTCTCGGTTGACCATCTGCTGCATGAATTTACCATGAATTTTCTCAATCTCCTCTTTAGTAAACTTGACATTGTACTCCTCATCTGTATCCTCATCAAAGCGATATATCTCCATAGGTATCAAAGCAGGTGCAGTGATACGGTACTTGAGTTCATCCGAAAAGAATAAAGGCTTAGCTTGAGCACTGAATGCCATCCCCTTAACTTTGATTGCAGGAGTAGCAGTAAAAGCTATCTGTTCAATGCCTAAGTCCTGTCCGTTTTCAGCGTATTCAGGGTCAATAGTTATTTTGTAAGTAGGGATATCTTTTTTAGCCATCTACCTATATTAAAAAAAACGTATATTTGTTCAAAAAATTAACTATGATAACTATCTTAAACAGGGATATTCCCAACCAACTTGATGAGATAACCATTGAGCAATTTGAAACTATTACCGAAATTAACAATGACCCTAACTTGGACCCCATTGACAAACACCTTAAAGTGTTCGCTTATCTTGGGATACCTGAGTCTGAGTTCTGGGATTATGATGTTGCTGATTTTATTAATGTAGTTAAGGACTTCAATAAGCTTGAGCAGAAAGAACACCCAACAGTTGAAGAGCTAGAGCTTGAGGGCTTCACCTACAAAGCACAAATGAAGTTGACTGTACGTGATACCAAGATGATTGAGAAAGTGGCACTACATAAAGAGAAAGGATATATCTCTGAGATGTTAGCTATCATGTTCAAACGTGATGACCTTACACCTGCAGAACACTATGCTGAGGCTCACATCAAACACAAAGCTAAACTGATTAGAAAGTTAACTGCAAATGTAGCTGTGCCTTATCTTATTTTTATTGCTGAGAAAATTAGCCAACAAGTTAAACATGATCAACCTACCCAAGCAGTGGAGCCAAGTAACTCTTGAGCAGTTCATTGAATTTAATCAGATAGCAAAAGACCAGGGAGCCTACTACTACAATAGTGAGGCTCTCTCTATTTTATCCAATGAACCCATTGAAGTCATTGAGGACTTTGATGTGGATGAGCTCACTGAATTGATTAGAGAAAATAGTTGGTGTGCCTCTGAGCCATCCAAGAGATACAAGCATGAAGTGTTAGGTATGAAGTTCAAACCATTCAGCAAGCTAACCCTGTATGAATACATTGACCTTGACTATTTTTTCACTGATAACTACATCACAAATTTACACAAGGTATGTGCTATCCTGTACCGGCAAACTAAACTAAATGAATGGGGTGATGAAATCATAGAGCCTTATGACTTTGACTGCAACATCAGAGCTGAGAAATTTCTTGACCTACCAATCACTGATGTGTATGGTATTGTTCATGAGTTCCTGAAGTTTAGAGAAAACTTTCTTAAGACCTATGAAAACTTATTCACAGGTGAAGCGGATACACCACTCACTGATGAAGAGAAAGCTAACATGGACCCCGAAGAAATCAAAGAGATTGAACAGGAGGAAAAACAAGCAAAGTACTCATGGGAGCAAACCATCTACGGCTTGACTAATGGCGACATAACTAAGAGTGATAAGATAGGTGTCCTACCACTCGTCTATGTTTTCAATATCCTTTCAATGAAAAAAGAACTAGACATCTAATGGGAACCCTGGAGTAAATCCTGCAGGAGGGTCAACTGCTTCAAATGTGTATACAATTTTCTGCTGTTTCTCAAGTACCTCAACAGCCTGTACTAATGGGTACTTTTTAGTTAACCATTCAGTGTACTGTCTATATATTTCTGCAGTGATACCTGCAGCGTTTAGCTCCTCAGTAAATTGTGCCACGAAGTCACGAGGAGTGATCACTCCACCATTCCAAAGAAACGCACCATTGTTTAGGAATATAAAGTAGTACATTGCTACTATTTGTATCTCCAACTTTTGGAAGCCTGTTATCTTGGCATTGATACGGATACTTTCTACGAGTGTACCCTCACCATCTACAACATCATTTCTAATAATTCTCTTTAGGATTGTAGCCATTCTCCTACGTGTAGGATATAGGACATTGAACTCCCCTGTGTTTGCGTATCTAGCCATTGATTAATTCTTTATATATTTCCATTGTATCATCCACTAGAATGATACCCTTATCAGTTTCTACATGCAGCTGCGTATCACTAATGACCTCAATTGGTCCTGTGATTGTGTACTCTATTCCGTTAATACTAAACATACGCAAAGACTTTGAATAAATTAATGTTAGCTACATCACCAGCATTCTGGCATTCCATAGTAAATAGTATGTAATTATTTACAGTATAGTTTCTTCTCC